CCGTTGCCAACGTCCGGCAGTGGGGTTCCCTGAGTGTCGCTGGGCTACCAACCCAATGTGCGCTTGCGGTGTGTGCCTCCTCTGGCGGTTGAAAAATGGGCATAGCGTTGCCCCTCACCCTTAGATACGCTTTTTGACCTTGGATTGCAAGCCACTTGATTACGTTTATTTACATTATTTTACATTTATTTATAGATGCGTCTGTAATGCATTGTGGAAGCTAAAAACGCCGCTGACCTATTTTAGGTGTGAATGTACCCAAAACACCCCAAAGGCCGTCAGGGCGCTTCTATGGGCGATTAAAGGCATAGTGAGGTTTTGGGGGTGCTTACAGGTTCCATAGAACTTTTTGGGGTGGTAGAATGACGAAAGTCAAAACCGCGTATGCTGCCCGCCAAGGGCAATGCATTCCGCTTATAGGGGATAGAACACATGGCAAAGAAGCCAACACATTTAAGGGTAGTGGGAAAAGAAGAGAGACCATTGACAGGGAAGCAGGAAGCATTCGCAAAGCTGGTGGCTAGTGGGTCAATGCTCAGTGATGCCTACAGGGAATGCTATTCGGCTGACAATATGAAGTCTTCCACTTTGTGGAGTGAGGCTTGCCGCCTTGCACAAAACCCCAAGGTGTCCACAAGGATAAAGGACATTCAAGCCGATATGGAGCAATCGCAACGCATGAGGCTACTCAGACGAGAGGAATGGGTTTTGAAATCACTTCAAGAGGAAGCGGTATCGGCTGACAATGCCTCTTCCAGAATTAGGGCGTTGGAGCTGGTTGGGAAGACGGTGGGTATGTTCACAGATAGGGTGGAGCAGTCCGACACGACAGAGCGGTCAGCGTCCGATATCGAGCGAGATCTGAGGGCGAAACTTGATCGGCTGATCGGCTCGTGATTATGGCCGGATCGGGACTATCTGGTTTTCGTTGGGGGCTGGCTTCCTATTCACGAAGCCTTGGTGACCCCACCTACCCCCTTCCACCCCATATAGTCATGCGCCTACCCACGCACCCTACATGAGGTTCTGCACATACGATGACAGGTATTTTCGTAAAACCTTCCCCTTGTGTAGGTGTATGCACCATTGATGAGTGTAGTAATCTGTGCCTAGGGTGTAACAGGACTATGGAGGAGATAGTCCTTTGGGGCGATTTAACGCCCTCTGAGGCGGTCTTGATGATGGAAGTGGTGCGTACCCGTACCCTCTTTCTTTGGCAGGCGTGGGAGGAGCTTGAGAGACCTACCCTTCAGTAAGAAAAAAGGGTAGGAATCCTAGGGGGTAAAAAATTTTTTTTAAAAAATTTCAAATTGGAAGTCTCTGTACTTAGGTGACCCATAACTTTTGGAGGTCTCTGTACTTAGGTGACCCATAACTTTGGGATCTAGGTGTTTTCCCCATATGGGTCTTCTAATTTTTCCCTGTTTGACTTCTCGCCTTCGGCCTTTGATTTTCTCTCGCAGTCTATCTTGAATAGCATGTTGATAGAGTATTGACCCTGTAGCCTGTATGTCTCACATATCTTTCTTGCCTGTTCTGCCGCAAGAGCTGAGTGCGTTGGATTTGTCATTGGCTCGCCGTTTATACCCACACAATAGAACATATCGTGATTATCGTTTGGCCTTCTTAATACCGAATAAACCATTTTGTCCCCCTACTGGTTTGTCACTATGACCCACTTCACATTGTTTTCTGTGCTGGTGGTTCTGAAATTTCCTGCCTTTGACCAGTCTATCTGCTCTATGCCCTCGTCAAATACGTAGTTTATCTGTTTATCTTCCATGACCTCTACATCATCTGTCTTGTTGTAGTGGTGCATTCCGTATGCCAAAGCACCTAAAATTAGTAACGCTTCCATTTTTGTCTCCTAAGTTCCATATAACTTTTTTGGCGATAGTGTGTAACCGAGAACATTGTAGCAAGCCTCAAGATCTGTGATCCTTGGTACAGTTCTTGTTCTCCAGTCTTTCAATGTGTTTTTATTGATGCCTGTCCTTTCGGACATATCAATCACACCTATTTGCTGGTGTCGCATTTTTTCAAACAGGTCTTTTACCATCGGGTTGCACCGATTGGGTATTGTGACCCTAGTATACCTCTCCCTCATTCACAGTCCTTTTCGCCAGCACAATTTACATCAAAGCAATGTACATCCATTTTGTAATATTCGTTTGTGTATGTAGATGCCCACATTCCCTTGTCAATCAGATATACACATTGTGCCTCTGTCATAGGCTGCTGTAGTGTAATCTGGTTTCCAATATATTCCCATTGTGCGCCGTTGTAGCCCCACATTGTTATGACAAGAACATATAAACTTTCCATATTACCAGTTGTTATCTATTGATTCGATAACATCTTCCCACTCAGCCATTTTTCTTAACTCTTCAATTACCGCTTCGACAATGTCTGAATGCTCTCCAATGCCAGACGGGTTTTGAATGTAAACATCAATGTTTGTTTTATGCACGGCTATTTTGCCCTCGGCGTATTTTCTTGCAGCACCAAGAACGTCAGGGTGTGTATCACGCATCGTCATCTCCCAAAGTAAGGTTCCCGTATGCTTCTTTAGCAGCTTGCTCTAAATCATCTTCTGCATAAAGATTATCAAATATTTGATTAACATCAAGTGTATAGTCAAGATCTGATTTTGAATAGTGAATATGCTGGGATGGCAGGAAGTCTGGTGCGCCTTCACCTGTCTCAAACCAAGCTGGGTGTGTCACCCTTACCCGATTGTTTGGAAGTGCCACTATGTTACCTGTCCATTTGCCTGCATCCAGTAGCTCTAAGACGTGGCTTTGTTTGTGCTGTGCTGGATCATCGGCTATCTCGCTATCGGTGTAATCGACAGTGAAATAATATTTTGCCGGATAGAACTCGCCATCAACCTTTACAAGCCAAGGGCATGGTGTTGCTCTGTTGAGTGTGTAAACAGCGTGGGTGTGTGACATGCAGTCCCAAGGCTGTGCAGCATGCACTGGCATTGGCTCAGGCCATTCATCAAACGGTGTGTCCCCGACTAACGCAGTTATCGGCATTCTGGCCCACATGGCACCGCCGTGAACATTTGGCTCGTCTTCGTCATCTGTTTCACAACCTGTGAAAATAACCTGAAAGCTCAGGCACCGATTTGGCATTGTTGTCACAGCAATACACATGGCGTGTAAGAACTCGCCGTGGTAGTTCACATGATTGCATGTATATTCACGCCGTACCCAACACTTGAAGTGTGGTATATTACTCTGTAAAAAAGGCATCTTTGTCTCCCGAAAAAACCCTTAGTTAGTATATTATAATATATTAATCATATATTATATAATATATTATATATATTAGGGAGAAAAAAATGAATTGTTGGCACTGTAAAACAGAGCTTATCTGGGGTGGAGATCACGACATTGAAGAAGAGGATGATTCGTACTCAATGGTAACAAACCTGAGTTGCCCCCAGTGCGGTTCTCACGTTGATGTATATTATCCAAAAGAAAACATGGACGGGGATAGCTAATTGGGTTTATAGAAGATATACTTTAGTGGGGTGTAAGTCTCCCAACACCCCCGGCGGGTTGAGCGAGTCCTCTCCGCTCCCCGCCGTTATTATTTTAAAGAGGTTGGTATGTCTGACAATATTATACAGTTTCCTAATAGCAGTATGCCTACTGATGACGATCCTCTTGAGCCTAATGAAATGCTCAATAACATCTGTGAAGAAATCGACATGATGGAGGCTCTTGTTGTTGGTTGGACGAAAGAGGGAAGGTTATTTGTTGGCACATCACATGGAAAAGCCCCTGATATGGTATTTTTATTGGAGTTAGCAAAGTCGGTTTTGCTTACAAGATGTTTGGGAGAAGAGGATGTTTGAAGCTGCAATACTGGTTTGCCTTGCCTCTCTTCCTGATTTTTGTGTTGAGTTGATAGATGACAGAGGGCCATACTCAACAAATCAACAATGCGTAGAGAGGGTTGCTGAAATGATACAGGACACCAAAAGATTCGGGCCAGAGTATTTTACAGCAAATTATAAATACCACTGTGAAAAATTAGACATGCTAGGCACATGAAAGAACTAGCTGCCGTAAAATCAAAAATCAATCAACTGCCCCTAGAAGATCAAAAAGAAATGCTTGATCTTTTACTTGAGCTTGAGAACGCAAAAGAAAAAGAAGCCTCAAGAGAGGACTTTTTATCCTTTGTAAAAAAGATGTGGCCTGCATTTATTGGCGGTAAACATCACGAGGTTATGGCAGATGCGTTTGAGCGTGTCGCAAATGGTGATTTAAAGCGCCTGATAATAAACATGCCCCCAAGACACACAAAGTCTGAGTTTGCGTCCTTTTTGTTTCCGGCTTGGTTTTTAGGTAGATACCCAGAAAAAAAGATCATTCAAACTGCACACACAGCAGAACTTGCTGTAGGATTTGGTCGTAAGGTTAGAAACCTTATTGGTCAGGAGGACTTTCAACAGGTCTTTCCGGGTATAGAACTGTCCTCTGACTCGAAAGCTGCTGGAAGATGGAACACAAACAAGCGGGGTGACTATTTTGCTATTGGTGTTGGTGGTGCAGTTACTGGTAAAGGTGCTGACGTTCTCATTATTGATGACCCCCACTCGGAGCAGGAGGCGGCACTGGGGGCTTACAACCCAGAAGTCTACGACAAAGTCTACGAATGGTACACATCAGGCCCAAGACAGAGACTACAACCGGGTGGGTCTATAATAATTGTTATGACAAGATGGTCTACAAGAGACCTGACGGGCAAAATAATTAAATCTGTGACCCAAAGAGAGGGTGTTGATGACTGGGAAATCATAG